TATCTTATCTAAATCTTTTATGCTGTAAAAATCTGTCTCGTTATAAAATTTAGAGGTATGATGCCAAGAGGTCTTCTCTAACAAAAGATATTTCAATGCTTTTGTGCTTAATCCCTTAATCTTTTCGTACAACTCCGGATTTTCGTAATTAACAATTTCTAGTAGTACATTTTTTGTCCATTTTGAAATAGGCATTTCTCCGTTTTCGTATGCTGCTACAGCATTATTTGACATTGAATATCCATGATAGCCATTGCCTTTGCCTTCTTTAAGTGAATGTCTTATATCTGGTTCATCTGTAGAGTTCTCATTATTTGCTTCTACTTTTGCCGTTGTAATATTATCAATAGCATTAAGTATCTGGCCTCTTACTTCTTCTGCAAACTTAATCTCCGCATTAAATCCGGCTTTTTGTGCTGCATTAAGTGTTAAGAGGTTGTTCTTTACCCAGTTTTTAATGTCTTCAATAATCTTTTCAATGACATCAGCTAATTTTTGAAGGAATGTTTTCTTTTCTTTTGCTGCCATATCTGATTGATTAAGCCATTCCACAAGTTCTTCCACACCTTTAGCCTGGTTGAATAATCCGGCGCAAAAATCATTTATCACTTCCTCTACTGCTGATTCTGTAGTTTTGTTTGATTCAGTATCGATACCAGATGATCTGTATAATCTCTTTTTATTCTCTACAAGAGATAATGTATAGCCAGCTCCTACCTTTGATGTCATATAATCAATTACTTTATCTTTAATTGAATTGTATTCTTCAGGACTGAAGTCAGCTAAATATTCCATTGTTTCATGGAATAATGTTGCAAACTCATTGTCAGCATTCTCTGATAATGTAATAGCAAGTGAATCAGCTGTGAATTTACCATTGGCCTCAGTGTTACCGGCTTTAATGTTCTTAACTCTCTTAATGTCTACACCTATTTTTTCTGCATATGCTTTGTATAAGTTATCAAGCTTGCTTTCAGATGCTTCATTTACATATTGTGCATTTTCTTTTTTGCCTGGCTTAATCTGTTGTGGTTTTTCTTCTTTTACTCTTAATTGAGAGCCTACATAGTATGCCTGTCTTGCAATGGTTTCTCCATGTGGTATTGTCTTCAGATAGTCAGAATACAAATTAAGGCCTTTATCAATATTAACTCCTACTTCTGCAAGGTCCATCATTCCTTTATATACTGTGGTGTATACGTTGGCCGGTGTTCCTTCATAATTGGCTGTAATGTTTTTGGCAATATCGGTAGGATATGAAGATGCAAAGGCATATACTTTTGCATAATCTTCATTTGCAAAATCTACATTTTCCAATGTTTCTACTGTTCCATCTGATAACTTCACTTTCACATTGCCATTTTCTGCTGATTCAATTCCTTTTACCTCAACATCAGAGTTTCTAAGTTTAGGTTCTGCTGCCATCTCAGGAACATCAATTACATTTTGTGATTTTATCGCACTTTTTTGTGATTCAATTACATTTTTTTGTGATTCAGTCGCACTTTTTTGTGGTTCAGCTTCTTTATTTTGCATATTTTCTGCAAAATCCATGTTTTCAGCACTGTTTTGTGGTCTTTTAAATCCTTCCGGGAAGTATGTATTCATATCATCACTGGCAATTGATGGTGTCTTGCTGCCATTATAATAGTCAGGCATCGTTCTAAAATCTTCTGTTGTAATGATATTTCTGATTACTTCATTGTTGATAACCTTCTGTTTTTCTTCTGTGGTTACTTCTTCTCCTTCTAATAATCTGCTTACTATGTCCTCATATTCCCTTATTTCAGACTTTTTATAGTTTGCTTGAGTTAATTCTTCTTTAATTGAATTAATTGTCTCTGTGGTCAAATCTGAGTGTATGAGACCATATAATTTTCCTACTTCAGATGGGTTAAGGTCTTTTCCTTCTGTATTTTCAAGTATTTCTCCGAGTTTATTAATCTCACTTCCAGCTTCATAGTTCTTTGACATTGCTATAAGGTCTCTATAAGTACCATTACTAATAAGCTCTGTTCCTGTTGTTTCAAGGTTTTTATTATTAACATAGTTTTGTGCTACTTGGCCAATTGCGCTATTAGGTGCGCCTAATACAATACCAGATAATGCGCCAGTGTAAAATTCTTCAAAAGCTCTCTTTGGGTTGAAAATTGCATCCTCATCTGATAACGAGAATACATTTGCTTCTTTATTTCCAATAACCTGGTTTGTTGCATTTTCCCAGATTCCCTGAATAACTTCTTCTCTGCCTTCTTCAAGTCCTGTTTTAAGAAGGGATTTTAAAACGTTTTTAGCTGCTGCCTCTTGTGTCTGGAAACCTCCTCCAATTTCTACATATGAGCCTACTGTAGAGTTAATAAGTGCTACTGCCATTGCTTGTGTATCACTCATTCCTTCTTCTATAGCTTGCTTGTATGAACTTCCGGCCATTGATAAGAAGCTCTGCCAGTAATTAGGATCTTTCATTGCTGATGTAATATAATTACCTATCATCTGTGGAAGTGTTGTGTTTAATCCTACCTGTGATGTGGCTGTGGCCATTGCTCCAATTCCGCTTGTTCCCATTAATGATGGTAATACATTGGCGATTCCGGCTGTTAATGCTGTAGGGATAGCTGTACCAATTCCTTGTATAGTATTCAGCGCTCCGGCACCGAATTTATTTGCCGAATTAATATCTGCCTGAGTATATTCTTTGCTTTCATTGTATACGGTATTGGCATAATCAGCTAACTGGTCCATTGCATTTCCTAACCCTTGGCCATTGAATGCAACGTCTTCAATCGATCTAAATAACTTTCCTACTGTGTTATTCAGGAAATATGTAGTGCCATTGACAATTGATGTTCCACCAGTGAGAATTGCATTACCAACTGCCTGGTACCATGTATCTGACTTATGCTCTGCATTGTATTTATCTTCATATCTCTGCTGTGTGTCCTTTGCAAATTGCTCATAAACTTCTGGATGACTTAATTGTGCAGCTGCAAGGTATGTCTGATAATCTTGTGATACTCTATTATAATCTTCATTGGCTCTTTGTTTTAATTTGTCATTCCAATTGGCAACAACATTGTCATCACTGTTGGCTATGTCGTAACCACTCTTTGCCGAATCATAAGAGCCTCTTAATTCTTCAAGCTTATTTCTTAATGTTTCATCATCCATTGATGATACTTCATTAATTACGTTGTATGTGTTCTGTCTGTTCTTTAAGAAGTTTAATTCATTCTCATTGTTCACACCGGGAATTCCTACTATGCTTTCCTGGTCTTTAATTGCTTTATTTATTTCTTCAATTCCGGCATTGGCATACTTTTTATTGAGCTGATAATCTTCCTGGTCTTTGTATCTGTCAATATAGTTTTCTTTAAGCCATTGTTTTTCTGATAATGGCTTTGTTGCCTCGGCATATTTCTGATCATATTCTGCTCTCTGGCTGTCATCCATCCATTTTTTATAGATATCTGTATCTCTAATATCTGCTGGCTGTTCTACATCCATAGAATCATACAGTTTTTTTGCCTCTGCATAATCTGTATTCTGATATTTCTTTGAAAAATTAAAATCATTTTCATCCTTGAACTGGTCAAAGTAATTTACATTTGATTGTGCAATTTGATTTGTTGCACTATCAAGCGCCTTAAAATATTGATTATTAGGAGTAACGTCTGCCAGAGCATTAAGGAACTGGCTTCTTTCTCTTGTTCTTGCTAATTGATTCTTAGACAATTCTCTATTACTATAATCATCATAGTAATTTTCACTTCTAACTGCTCTTTGGAGGTTTGTCTCTGCTGCCGAATTAAGAAAATCATATCTTCTCTTCTCCATTGGAGACATTCCATTATTCATATCTCTATACTTCTGTCCAATAGAAGAAGTAGCACGTTCTGTGCTACCTCCTTCTTCTTGCTTTTTTCTTTGATTATATAAGTCTCTAATGCTCATTTTAATCTCCTATTTTGTTAGTTTATTCCATACGTTACTATATCCAGCTACGTTTATTCCATTTCCTATTGGATATTTAGACTGAACCGCTAACACCGGATTTGTTGCTGCTTGTTTTTTTATGAAAGCTTCATACAAATTAATTGCTGTATCTTCTGATATTTTCCCTGATTCATACATTTGTGTGATATATGTATCTAATTGGTCCTCAGTGCCTTCAGCTGCGATTCTTTCTATTGCTGAATAATCTCCACTAGATAATCCTGAATAGCCTTTGCTTGTGTCTGCTTTAAGGCTTTGCTGGAACTTATTCATTGACATATCATATTCTTTTTGCCACTGGCTGTCTGATACTAGGTCTCTCTGTTTCTGATAATCAAATTGTGATTGCCACTGTGCATCCCCGACTTGATCTCTTTGCTTTTCATAATCAAACTGCTCTCTCCACTGGCTGTCTGCTATCTGGTCTCTTTGTTGCTGATATGCCAGTTTATCAAGATTATATTGCTTGTCAAAAGCATTTTCATATGCTTGCTGGTCTGCATTTCTTTCATTTGCGTACATGTTGTATGCGTTAGAATAATCCTGGTAATAGTCACTTACTTTATCTCTATACATTCCGTATTCGTTTTGTCTTGCGGAGTCAGCAAGTGAATATTTGTTATACAAGTCCTGTCCTTGCTGATTATAAATGTCATAAGCTTGTTGATACAGCTGTGGAATCATATTGTTAAGCTCTGTCATATACTTGTTGTATACTTGCTGTCCGGCTGTCTGACCATAACTGGAACCATATCCACCGGTCAATGCTGCTGCCTGGCCCATTGTGTCTTCCATAGCTTGTCTGCCAAGATTGGTGTACTGTTCTTTGTACTGGTTATATAAAGCATCTTTGTTGACATCATATTGGAATTGTCCTCTTCCCATAATTTTGTCATAAATGTTCTTAATATCTGCATCATATTGTGATGTGAATGCAGATGGTTTAGTGTTTGTCAGTTTGTTGAGCTGATTATAAGCATTGGTAACGTTATTGCTCCATTGCTGCTGTGTGTATTTTGGTGCCGTTGCTGTTGAAGATAACGTAGTTGTGTCAGGTGCCTTATTCACTGTTGACTGCTTTGTTTCTTCTTCCTTTTTCTTAACAATGGCCATGGTTATTCTCCTTTCAATTTGTTTGCTGTGTCCGCATCGAAATTCTTAATTGATAAATTGCTTAATTCAAGATTGATTGTCGTAGTTACCTTTTCAATATAATCATAGAGATTTTTTAAATCTTTCTCTATGTCTCCTGTTCTAAATGGCGGTTTATCTATATACATCAGTGTCACTTCCTTCTTCAATCTCTTTTGTTAGTGTTAAGAGCTTAAATTCTCCGGTTCCAGAAAACTTTATTTGGAAATAGTCGCATCTTCTTAATGGAATTGTTATATTAAGAGATTTACTTGATACTCCCATATATGTGTCTAATTCTGTGAAATCTTCTTCATCGTCATATCTGATACTTATTGAGCAATTAGATTCCTCCGGAACTCTCATTCTTACTTTCAATTTGCTTATGTACTTTCTTACATCGTATTCAAAGCCAATTTTAGGAGTAATCATCTCCCAGCTTATTGTTTTTTCTTCTTCCTCAAATACTGCTCCACATTCTTTATTGCAATAGAAGTCCAAGTCAATAAGTTTTCCAATTGTTCCGGCATAATTGTAATACCATTCTGTTATGTTTTCTTTGTTTTCCCTTGTCCACATTTGCTTTTCTACGTCATATACATAGCATTCATCAGATGATATATAGATTTTATTAAAATGCACTGCTGCCTTTGGATTATTCCATATAACATCACTTATATTATCAGATACACATATAGGATTATTCCCGTTGAATCGTTCCAAGCCTCTGTCTGATATGTAATACATAGAGCCTTCGCATACGCACAATGAATTTTCACACCCTTTTTTTATGCCTTGAACATCATATGTTTTAAGTTGATAATTGGCCGGATAATTGCCATATATCATTACTATACTGTTCTCCTTAAAAAAATATGGATATCCTTCATATGTAGTCGCACCAGTGAATGCACCTATACTTCCTAGTGATAATGTATATGAATCTGTGCTAAGTCCGGCATACGAATTAAAATTCTTAAAGTCTCCCAGTTTAGATGCATATATTTCATTGACGATGGAGTTTTCAGTATCTATATTAAAACTTTCCATTTTGAAAATTCTTTTATGTCCATTCAACCAGCTTCTGTAATTGAATCTGTATTTTTTAATTTCAAGACTACCTGAATAGCATCCCCATAATCTATTACCTGACTCAATAGAAAAATCCATTGTAGGAATCTTTCTCTCTATAATTGCAGTTCCTCCTGTATATTCTCCGGATGATATAAGAGAATAATTCTGATATTCCAGCTCCGCATCTGGATATATAGGTGGTATATCTAATACGATAAAGCTATCATATCCACTTGATTCCAATTTGATTATTTTACCTATTGTGCTTTCTATCATTTGCTCAAATCCGGTTAATGTAACATAATCCCCTTCTCTAAGTTTTCCAATTAATTGAGTATAAGTTGTACTACTATGTCCTAATGCATACATTATTTTTGTTTTTGGGTTTACCGGGAAAAATCCTTCTTGTGCTTCCCAGTACTTCGATAACGTTTTTGTCTGCGTATTATAAAATAATAGTCCATCCTCAAGGTCTTCTGTTGGTGCTTTTGTTCCGTATTTAACATTTTCATATGTGTTACCATCTTCGTCACACATTGTTACAGATATATAATTCAATGGATCAGTTCCGGATTTAAGCTCATTTCTTATATTGATAGGGCCGTATTCTTCAAAATTAATACTGTTAACATAAAATCCGTTGTGTGTTTCACTTGGTACAATAATCAGATATGTTCCAAACCATTTAATGGATAAATTATCCTGGGCTGTTATGCTAGTAGTTATTGTTGATTCTATAGCTCCATTTGATATTTTCACTAATTGGGCATGATTTTGAGGAGACCAATAATTCTGCTCATACAAAACATATATACTGTTCCCATCTGTTGTTATATTAAGCACTCGTTTTACGTCATTCTCTAATATGCTTTCTATATCTATTTTCTTGAATATGTCTTTTTTGGTTGCAATTGATGGGTATTCATCATTGGTTATATTAAGCAAATCATACCATTCATTCTCCTGTGCCATCTCTTTGTGGTTGATTCCGCCAAACATTGATATTTGTCTTGATGATTTTTTTATATTTCCAAGAGAAGTTTTTTCCATTAAAACCACCTTGCCCTTCTTCTTAATGTGCGATGTGATGCATTGTAATTATTTCTGAATGATGTATATTCTGCCTCGAACATGGCTATACTATTGTTATACTTTGATATTTCATCAGATAGCATGTCAATTTGTGCTGTGACATAGAACACATATGCGTTTGCGTATGGTGCTTTTATTACTAGCTCTGTATTACCATCTGTATCTCTTGTGTATGGAGTATATACAACATCCTCATATCCTTCTCTGTTATTAACTAATTCATTGATTATCTGGCCATCAAGGTCTGATAACCATTTAACGATAAGTTCTTGTTCTACTTTATTCCCCGGTCTCATTGTATTTACCGCTGATATTACGTCATTTATAGTCATTGCCTTCTCCTTTACTAAAAAAGGGAAGCATTTCTGCCTCCCTTCTGATTACTGCACGCTTTCGATATACTTAATTGAATCCTCATAAGCTTTATCTGATGCAACTAAGATTTCTGCGATGCCTTCCGGTATTTCTACCTCAACACCTTTCATAATCTTATAAACTTTTCCATTTAATGAAGCTGTAATGAAGTTTTCTTCGCCTCTTGCTTCTTTAGGAAGTTTGATTTTCACTCTTTTTTCAGCTGGTGCTTCAGCTGTTTTCTTTTCTGTTACTGCCATTTTTTCTCCTTTTCCTGGAGGGATTAACCCTCCATTAATTAGTTAGCACTATCAATAGCAGAATATGAAGAACATACCTCAACTCTAAGGATGTATTCAGGAATGAGAATCTTTGCAGCATACATTGATTTCCAACCTACTGTTGATCTCTGGTCAAGTGGATCAGCTGTTCCGGCAGAACCCTTCTGCTTGATAATAACTTCTGTACCACCACCTGTGATATCAACTACACCGTATGCTTCTTTTCCAAGGAAAAGGCATCCGTATACTGCAAGGCCACTTGGTGTATCGTCTTCTGATGGATCATTCCAGATTTTTGCTTCTGTTGATTCAATGAATCTAACTCCATGAAGTTCTCCAATTTCTCCTTCAAAGATTTCCTTTGTTGCTGAATACTTGTGAGCTTCAAGCCATTCCGGATCTCTTCTGAGGTCGTATGCTACTGAAGGATGCACAATAGCAACGTATGAGCCATTGATTTTTGGTGCATTCTGCTTTTTAAGGAATGTTGCTGCCTTTGCAACTAATTCTCCTGTGATGATATCTGTTGATGTTAATGCTGATCTTGAACCCTTGGCACCAGCACGCATAACGTGTGTACCCTTCATAAGCTCATTTCTTGTTACTGTATCAAGTGTTAAGCCAGCATTTGCGCCATGCTTATCTGTAGCCTGAAGTACAATATCATCAATTGCTGTTAAATCGAGAACATCAGAAATTGTTGTATATGCGCCGTACTGGTCAAGTGTTACATCAACTGGTGTTACTGTCATACCTACACCATCAGGTGTTACACCTTCTGTTAATGGTGTTGTTGCCTTAGCAAAATTGCTAAATTTTCTCCATTCAATCTTCTTTCCGCCATTGGCTGGAATAGATTTCTTTAAACCAAACTGAGCATGGACAAGGTTAGGACCAGCCATTTCAATAAGTTCGGTATCATAATATGTCTTCATTTCTGCACTTAATGTGCTTGTTCCTGTTGTCTGTGTGTTTGGATTAGCAAACATTTGTAAATCAAAAATATTCATTGTAATTCTCCTTTATGTGGGAGATTACCATCTGATTTTTTCTCCCATTGATACTCGTCTTCTAATTTCCATCCTGTCTTCCTTTGTTAGGTTTCTAGGATCTGATTTCGTTAATGAAGGAGAAGTGTTATTCAGACCATTCTCAGATGGTCTATTTCTATTAGCCTGAACATTAGCTGCTACTCTTCTTTCAGTCTCTTCAGCTACCATACGCATGGCCTGTGGCATCAATTCTGACCTGTGAATAACTTCAAACACAGTCTGAATTGGCACTCCGTTCTTTACTAATCGAGCAAATTCCGGATTGGCCATTTCATAATTAAGGTCGAATGATGGATAAATGGTTTTAAGTGCTTCGGACTGTCTTACAATTTCCGCAAAAGCTCTGTCGTTCTGCTCTCTCTGAGTACGTTCTTCAAGAGCCTTACGCATCATGTCGTTTTCACGTTCCATTGCTTTTAGTTCTTTAAGAGTTTCAACTGGAATCCCTTTTTCAAGGGCTTCGTCTTCGTAGTATGAATCATCCTGGGTAATTGTCTCAACAAACTTGTCTACATCCAGCTTGTCAAGATTTTTTGCATCGATTCCATACTTGCTACCAAGTAATTCAATGACCGGTGTTAATTTGGCCAAAGTATCATTTGAGTTTTTCTGGCTTTTGAATCTGTCATTCAGGATTGCTTGCACTTTTGCATCAAATTCAGCTTTGTATTTGCCATTTTTCCCTATGAGGTCTTCGAATGTCTCTTCTGTAGCTCCTTCATTAGTGATTTGAGGAATTTCCTCTTCAGGCTTGGCGAGTTCCTGTTCTTCTGCTTTTCCATATTTGACGTCACTTAATGGATTGGCTTTTCTGCCTTTTGGTGTTTTTGCGGGTGCGACTCCGCCTACAGCTCCCTCAGATGCCACACCAGCTTCAGAAGCTTCACTACTTGCTTCTTCTGCGAACATTTGAAGGTTAAATTTTAAATTTTTCATTAAATGCTTATCCTTTCTGCCAGTTAGGTTGGCGAATCCTTGATTTCAGCATAAAAAAATAGAGAGCATATTATCTATGCCCCCTACTTAAATTTTTTTAAGAGTCTTTTTTTATTCGTACATATTCAGGATATTGGCCAGCTATCAGCTTTAAACCATTGATTGTATAATCAAATATCTTTGTTACTTCTTCTTCATACTGCCATTGTGGAATTACCTGGATATATAGCCTTCCATCTCCGGCAAGTTGGCTTACTTCTACCATTTCCTCTGCTGCCATTTTGTCAAGAATGTTGCTCAAATTAAGTGTTAATGCTGATATTCCAGCACACACTATGTCTTTTCCTCGTTCTGCATATCCAGCATGGCCTTTTAGTGATAAAATGTGACATTTCCTGTTGTATATAATTTCTGTCATCGTGGTCTTGTAGCCTCCTGTGTATTAGCTTTTGCCTTTTCAACAATTGTATTTTTATTTGCAAGGCTTCCATCTGCGTTGGTTTCTGCTATATCAATTGACGGATTCCCCATTGGAGCTGACATCATAGGATTACCTGTTATTACACTTGCTAGTCCTTCCGCTATTTCCGGCTCGTATTTCTGCGCTAAACCTAAAGCCATTTGCTGGAACATTGCCAGCTGTTGAGCTAGTGTCTGATTTAATGATATTTTTTGCATTAATTCATTTTTTCCATCAAAATCCATCATTTCTACACAAGCAAGCGCCTGATCTGCTAACTGAGGATTGAAAAATCCTAATTGAAAAAACTGTAATGCTAACTCATTCTGTGCCATTTTGTTGTATGGAGAGTTTTTCTGCGCTGTTATTTTTAAATCAAATACCGGTTTTCTCATTCCGGCTTCAATGCCAAAATCCATACCTTGTGGCATTGGTTTAAGTCCTTGATTGTTGTATGAGGTAAACTCTTCTATTCCCATTTGGCCAACAATACGGAATTGTCTTGATGTATCATAAAACTGTCTTATTAATTCAATACATAAATCAATAACCTTAGCATAGGCTCTATATGAAGCTTGTGTGGAATCTCTTGACGTTTTACCTGATGATTCTTGAAGCGCTGCTATAGCTGATGCAGCTGTTACTCCGGATGTGGAACCTCCATTGTTTACGTCTCTATTACCGGATGTTTCTTTAAGCTCGTTAATTTTTCCATCTAACACATTAATGTAATTTCCTGATAATTGCTGTACATTAATTGGTCTAAGTGATTCTTCTGATAGATTAGAGCCTACTCTGATTACATGCTTTGTAAAATCCATAAGATCATCTTCATTAATCGCACTATCATCTCGCACAAACCATCTAGGCACTGATGCAGCTACACTATTCTCAAGAATTGCCTGATTGAGAACATCAATATATTTCTGAGGTTCTTTACATACGTCTATATATCCGAATCCGCATGGTGTTCCCTCCATTGGGAATAATGGATCTAAAATAAATGGATATAAACCATGGTCATATAATCCGTTTACCATTTCCGGATCATTCTCTGTCGCTGAAAGAATCTCATCATTAACAAATTTGCAGTAATGAAGTATTTTTCTACCGTCTACATTTACTTTGTAGTACCAGTCAATTACAAGTGACTTATCCTGTGTGTTGATTGTGTCATCATATACATATTCTGATACTGTCGTTGTCTTACCACCTAATTTTCCCTCTAATTGTGGATATGATTGAATAAGCACTTCATTGTCAACCAACTCTGTGTGGAATACATTGCGTGACTTCTGAATATCATTAATTCCTGGCTCCCAGAACAGATTTAATAAATCAATCTTGTTTATAGTGATATCTCCTAAGCCATTAAGTTTGTCTCCATCCCAGAACACTCCATAGCACCCGGTTCCTGATTTCAGTTTTTGATATGCAACATCACTATATGTGTCCTCGAATCCATTTTGTTCTAATACTACTGGGAGAATTGAGCTTAATTTTTCAGCTTCTTGCTTGTCTGCTGCCTCTCTTGGCAAGCAATTGAATGTAGGGTATGAATCCATTGCATCTGCATGTTTTGATATAATACAATTAAACAGCCATGCTGAGGCCGGTCTTGGATCATCTTCATTAGTGTTCTGTGAATCCATTCTCTTCCATTGGTGCAGCTTCCACCATTCTTCATTATCAATTAACTTATTTTCAAAATTCTTTTTTCCGGTTTTATACTTTTCTAGGGTGTGACGTGCTTTTCTTATGTCTTCTTTTCCTATTTTTTCAGTTAAAACTTCATATGCTGTTGTGTCCATGTCATTCTCCTTTATCTTAAATATTTGAATCTTCTTGGTTCTGTTTGCTGTGTTAGCATATTAAGTGGATCATCTGCTATCGGTTTATGTGTTTCAGGTGTTCGTGGTGCTATTGGCCGGCTCATAAGAAAATATCTCGCTTCGTCTGCTACATGGTCCTCAAGGTTTGTATCGATATCCTCAACCTTGTGCTTGTCATACATCATAAGCGGTATTGTCCTTATAAATGCCTTGCAATTTTCAAAAATATACATCATTGGATATCCATTATCATCAAAGGCCATTCTATAATGCATCTGCATCCAGCCTGGTATGCGCTGGTTGTCTCCTTTATTGAAAAATATGCTATGCTTTGCAGCTACATCCGCTACTGAATCTCCACTTTCTGCATTGAATATAGCCGGATCAGCAACACCATGTATTGATTTTCCCTTTAACCAGGGGTGTGTGTTCTCAATTTCCTTAAATCTTCTAAACTGTTCTTCCGGATTCCATTTAATTCCCTCGTTAGGTGTGTCAGTACATCCATATTCTTCAAGTATTCTATATACACAGCCTTCTCTGTCCACTGTCCACCATGCCATTGAGAACGGTTTTGAATATCCGAAATCGTAACTTCTGTATATTGGCCATTCTCTTGGAGGCTCAAAAGCTTTAATTACATGTGTCCACTGTCGGTCCTCATAATGTTCCGGGTTGTCTCTGAATTCTTCAAATACGCATCCTTCAAATATATCCCATGAGCCCTCTAACCATGCTTTTCTTAATTTTGCGGGGAGTGCTTCCAGTTGCTTAATATAATCCGGTTGTTGTTCCATAAGCACTTCATTGTCTGTTACTAAGCTCTGGATGAACTCATAATCGTCAGGATCTTCTCCGCCTATATACTTTCTATCAATGAATATGCGCTTTATATAAGCATGTCCTTGTCCGCCAGGGTTACATGTGTAATATATTCTTTTAGGGAAATCATTAGTACCACGCAAACAGGCTTCAATAGTCTTCATTTGATATTCTGTAAGCTGTGTGGCTTCATCCAGGAATATAATGTCAAATTCGCAACCCTGAAGTCTGTCAAGGTCAGCATCGTTTCCACAATATGTGAATTGAATGCTGCTGCCATTCGGGAAATTGAATATCTTTTCCTTGTCGTTATACTTGGCAATACCGGTTAGATCTTTACGCATTTGCCTTATGTGGTTATTAATCAGCTCCGGATATGTTCTTCTGACAATTAATATCTTAATTCCGCTATAATTCAAAGCTAATAATTTTGATTTTGTCTGAACAGACCAGCTCTTGCCTCCGCCTCTGGCTCCACCAAATCCGATATGCTTCTTCCTGGCTTCCATGAATTTAATTTGCTTCGGGGATATTCTGTCTATCTTAATAACCATTAACCACTCCAATCTGACAACTTATCGGTCTGGCCAACATATTCTATTCTGATATCAGCTGCTTTGCCTTCGTTTTCTATTTCATGCTTGTATTTTTCTTTTTCAAATTCCAACTTAGCTTTATCAAGATTAATACGTTGCTTGTCATATTCATTCATAATGCCAAACAATGCTTTTTTAATTTCTATTGAGTCTTTTAATGCTGCGGTAATATCTCTTACAGCTTTAGCATTTTTGAGCATTTTCTTATCTTCCAGGATGTCATCTAGCATCTCATCAAGCTTAGTTGAGCAGTTGATTATTTTGTCTAATCTAGCTGCTTTTTTTCGTGATACTCGCTTTAATACGTTTTCCTGGGTTCTTGATTCTACTTTTTTTCTGAATTTCTTCTTTTGCTCGCCCCATTTTTCCGTCATTGATTTTTTTGAGACGTTTGAAAAGCTCAGGCCATGTTTTTCGCATAATTTCCGCAAACTGATATCTGTGGTTATATATTCATTTTTTGCATCCATATAACGGTCATTTTCTGTCGCCACTTTTTTCACATCCTTTCTTGGCTAAAATTTTATATGTTTCTTTTATTGTTTCGCTATGCCCCCTAAATTCAAAAGAGGATGCTCTATGCATCCTCTTCTATCTCTATCCTTCTCCATTTTGTCTTGTTAATCATTCCCATATTGTGATGGCTTATTGCTGATGCTATTGTATGTGAATCTGTTCCTGTTAGCCTGGCTAATTCACTCAATGAATCTGCTACTACCAATGGCAGCTCGTACTTATCTTCTGTAACCATCATATAGATTTTCTTAGTAGTTTTTTTCTTGCTTTCTCCCATTCAGCACACCATTTCCTTCCCCAAGGCGAATTGTACAGACTTTCATCTATTCTTTCAGATTTTACACTTTTGAATTCCCATTTACTTCTAATGTGAACATTAAGCCTTTTCTTGATATCCTCAACACTTAATCCACTCATTATTGCAGCATCCTCAATATCCCCAGTTCCTATGTACACTCCTTCTTTGTAAGCTTCAACTAACATTTTATTCTCCTTAGTATTTTTTAATTATCATTTGATACACCGGGCAATCTTTATAGTTTGACTTGCAGTAATTGTCCTGATGCTTTTCTAGTTTCCCGGTATCGTGGAATACAAGTGCTGTAGTCACTCCGTTATAACATCCTTCGCATCTGATCTCACTATATTTCTCATAGTGATAAAATGGACACTTAACATCCGTATTCTCATACTTTTCTCTGTTCCTCAGATAATATCTGCTGTCTCCCATCTTGGCCTCCCGTAATTTCTTTGTATTTTTCAATATATCCTTCTGGAATATCTAAATTCCAGTCTATTGCTAGTTCTACCACGTCTATAATGTGTTGCTCTGCTGCCGTCATTTCATTTTTAGCGATTACTTTTGTCCTCCATTACCCATTCTTTGACATTTTTTGCAAATTCATTGCTGTTCACAGTAAAAAATCTTTCCTCACAGTTTTTTACTGCTGTTCTATATTTTTTTAGTTCTTCCAACAATTCTGCTAACTGTTCGTGATATTCTTGATTTTTTAGAAAATGTTGGTTTTGCTCTTTGAATGTGCAAATATCATATAAATTCATTTGTGCAGCTGCGATTCCTTTTTCTTTTGCTATTGCTTCATCAATCGTCATTCTTTCCACCTGCCTTTAACTGTTCTGCTCTATTTTCAACAAAAGTTTTTAATGCACTTAAAACTATATTTGTATCTGCATTATTGCTCTTACAATCGAAAAGCCACTTTTCTTCAAAGTCTATTTTGTTGATAATATCTGTTTTGTACTCATCAATCGCATCTGTCCTGCCTTTTTCATATGCATCAACTGTATTTGTTATTGCATTTGCTTCTAACATTAAAGCTATATCTTGATATTTAGTCATTCTTCATCACTCCAATCTATTCTTTGATTACAAGCTAAACAATGGTCTAAACCTTTCGATTTGTCATTCAATATTGTTGGGTATTTTTCCCATTTGAATAACAGATTGTTGTAGCAATTTGGACAACACCACATTTTATCTTCAACACATACTGGCTTTTTAGGTGTGTCCTCTTCTTTTAGCATTCCAACCATTTTGCCCACCTTTGCTTTGCACATGTTGGTGCTGTTGTGTTTCTTCTTCTACTTGGACAATCCCAAGATCTGTTCCCTTGTGTTGTGGCTTCCATATGCCATCCACTTGCCTTCAGGCTTGTTCCATCTTCCGATTCAAGGATGTATGTGATGATTTTTGAATATCCCATTTCCTTTGCTATTCGTGCCATTCTTGAATATAAGAAAGAACAGGCATTCTTTGTGCCATCTGTGCAGCATCTAACCACTTCAATTGTTCTTCCATCATCAAGATTTCTTGAAACAGGTCTGCCACATTGAATCAATCCATGAAGTGTTCCATTTTCATTAATGCATCCAATCCTGAACTTATCACGATAAACAGGATCATGATGTCTGTGAAACATATCAACATATGAATTTGCTTCTTTCAATTCAATTGGTATTGCATAAAGCTTTATTGTTTCACTCATTCTTTCCACCTGCCTTTATTTTTTCTAAATACTCTCTAACAATAAATGGGTTTGTATTCCATATTCCTTTATTTATAAGATTTTGAAAATATTTATCTACATCATCAATAGCCTTGTTATATATTTCCTTATCGTGTTTTTCTTGTTCATCCCACTTTGTTTCTTTTTCCCATCTGCTACAATTATTGTCTGTGTTCATAACATCAAGATAACCTAAATATCTATCAGTTAAATCACAATGACACTCTACACCTTTTGAAGTCTGCCATCTTGCACAATGTAAGCAATTACAACAACATTTTTCATCAGCCATTCTTTCCACCTACCTTAAATCATTCAATGGTCTTATTGACATATTTCTAATTTCTTCTTTCAAAATGCCGATAATCTTTGCTTGTTCAATAATGGCATTTTTAAGGTTATCAATCTCTCTATGGCAATTTGATAAATATTCGCCTTGTAAGTGATTTTCTTTTATAATTCTTTCTGCCTTGGCAATAATTCTCTTTTTATCTCCCTCAACCATAACAAGTGATTCTAATTCCTCAACTAATGTCATTTCTCTTACACAACAGTTATCCATATCTTTCCCTTTCTACGCGCCACCCGAAGATGACGCGGTTTGATTAAATAAAATCAAATATATCCATTTGCTGGTATTTTTCTTTGGTTTCTAAAATTTCTAACCATTTTGTCCTGATAACATTATCAATAACCTCTGCTGGCTTATCCCAAAAATAAGTATCAAATCGTTTTTCATATAATTTGATTTTATTCATCCAATCTTCGTACTTTTCTGGATAATACTTATACAGATATGCTAAATGTAATCTTGTTGCGTTAGGGCAAATCATACAGCCTTGTCGGTAAAACAATTTGTACCATCCATTAAATATCGGTGTGCGTTTCGCCCATTCATATACTGTGCTTTCGTTTATTCCTTCTTCTGCAAGTGGATAGCAAATATCTTGATTTTTCCAATCTCCAATATCGTACTTAAACCTTTTATTTTCGTCAGCACATAGGCCGATATAGGCTACTGGTCTACAATTTTGTTGTGCTATCCATTCATTTAACTGTTTTTTACAGTCAAGTTTATACATGTTGTTACACCACCTACACCTACGCAACGGAATGTCATATCTCTCATACAGTTCTTGCCATGTAGTTCTAGGCTTTATTCTTACAAACTTGATGCCAGCTTGATTGCATCTGCTTTCCATTAAATCAATAACTTGTTTCGCCCACACCCAATCATTCTCAAGTTCAAAATGAACTACCATATCAAGTGGGTATTTATCTGGCATATTCAAGATTAGATTAAGCATAAACAAACTATCTTTACCGCCTGACACACTTGCATAGTGTATAGGTCTTAATTTTAAATCGTAAATAACACCACACTACGATACCTTCGTACTGTGGATAGTCATATCAGCAAGCGTTTTTTAGCATACTTTAAGGCTATTCTCTCAAGCCACTCATTTTATATGACTTTGTGTGTAAATCTATTATACTTTACCCAATACACAACCTCGGTCTACCGAGGATTCGTTATTCCTTTCCAGCTTCTTCCATTGCTTTTTCGTGTTCTTCATCATCCATATCATCAATCATTGATGTAACAAGCATATCTCTTTCTCTTTCAATGTAATCAAGAACGATTGACTTAATTGTTAGCATTGCAAGGGTAGATTTATTCATTTTTTCCAATTCTTCGTCTGAATACTCTTCAAGACATTTATTTGCTCTGTCATCCATATTGTTTAGGTAAATGTTCTCAAGTCCTTCATATGCTCCATTTACGACATCAACATCAATGTCATCAACTACAATCCCTATGCGTTCTAATTCTTCATCACACACATCAAGATTATCAAACCAATTGCAAAGGCACATTGTTACTGCATAATCAAAACCTCTTAAAAACTCTTTATCTTCGCCTTTAACAAGTCCGTACCAATACGGATTTATTTCTTTCTCGTCAATAGGTTCTTTAGGTGCGAACGTATAATGTATCGCACAATCTTTCTCATATTTTGGTCTACAATCTGGTATATAACTCATGTTAATTCCACCTTTCTATATTTGTTTTATCTCCTTGTGTCCTTTTGTAGTCCACATTGTAGATATGAATAAGTTATTGCCATCAACATCTTTATTATTTAAGAAATGAGGAACCGCTGATATATTTACTTCAAGTTGTTTTTTCTTGTATTTTTCAACAATATCCGTCAAATCCCATTCGGTTCCAACATCATCAATACATAACCACAATCTCATTCCCAGATTGGGTACATGTTCCCATTTTGTGTATTCAATGTCTTGTACTTTGTTTGCATATATATTTTTCAAGTCATCTATCAGATCATTAACAATACTATTTGGAGTGTATTAATTTCCGTCTAACAGAAAATCAAATATACTTATTTGTCCTGTAAGAACATTATCTGTCAAAAAAACCACTCCTTACTTCGTAAAATTATTAATCTCCTGGCATTTATGTCCTTCTGTTGGTTTATAATATAATTTGCATTTATTACAGCTGCACAATGTTACTTGTTTTTCCGGATTTTCCCTAAACCATTCTGCTGCCGCTTTGTCAAGCTTTATTGTGTTATTAACCTCCTGGCACTTTTCAAGATATAGATTATCAATTAATACTATCTCTTCCGGTTCTAAGCCTAATGATTCATACTGCTGCAATCTATGTATTGCCTCATATAGATTTTCCGGAATATCTTTTAGATCCATTCCATTAAGGCCCCATTCACTCCCCTTGGTCCATGTAATCATATTTATTCTCCTTTTTCTTGATTTGATTTTTTATTATTATGAATCTGACTGTATTGATTGGAAGTCCTACTCTTTGAGCCGTTTCCAGCAAATTAAGGTTTTCTTCTACATACAGCTGATATATTAATTCTACAATTCCCATTTTTACTAAATGCGAGGGGAGTTTTACCCCTCGCCTCCTCCTATAGGTTGATATCTTCTGATCGTTTTTGTGATATATTGATTTTTAAAAGACCATCCTTATCGGAGAATGTCAGTGTCTCTTTCGGTTCGTCTCTTATTCTTGCCGGAATTTCAAATCTTGCTTTAAGGATTCTTCCATTCAGAATGCCTTTGCCAATTTGCTTAATAGCCTCAACATATTCCTCTTCCATTTCTCTGTTGTCAAATATGTACCTGATTGCTTCTTCAAGTTTTTCATTTGATTGCTTGATTTTGTAATATTTCTTAGCTCCTTCGCAACCGCAAAGCTCAGTGGCTAATTCAGTCTGTTCTTCTTCTGTTCTGTAGCTCTGGATTCTTATGGTTGTTACCTGGCCACATATTCTGCACTTTGCCGTAACATCGTCATAAGGGAAACCACCCTTGAAATCTCTTAACACTTCTTCATGTAGCATATTATTCCTCCGTATAACTTTTCCATAATCTTAATTTGCCAACTCGCTGGCAGTATTCCTCTATGTAATCGTTACCATCAATTACCATTATGTCTCTGCCTAATGCATAGCCGTATTCTCTCTGACAACCCAAAGACTGCTGCCATTTCCCAATAAGATATATTGCATCGCACTTATCTAACATTTCTATATCCATGTTCATATATTCCTCATAAGAAGCTCCTGGCATTACATCATCTAGTTTCGCCGGATTAATGAATGAATTGCCCTGGCTTGATATCATATCAGCACATATCTCCATCATTCTCTTGTAATGTACATTTCCTGTCATTGGACAGCTGATATATACTCTCATATCTTCACACTCCTATCATTTGCACCGCTTAACTTGAAGTCTAATCCGCATTCATCCTTCATAATCTGCTGATACTCTTGCCAGCTCGCATAATCATCTGCTATACATTCAGCTTTTAGATTTAGCCTTTTTATAAATCTCTGGATTCTTTCCTTGCCAAATCCAAATTCATCATGCAAAGTAGCTGATGTTAAAAGGCTTAATGTATCAAACATGTGTTGTTTTACGTTTAATGTGAATTGATCTAACGTACTCTGAGGTATGCTTAACGGTACGTTATATGCTCCTCTGAACCTTAATTCAGCTTCTAACCCTTCAACTCCTTTTTCTTTTGCCACTTTGAGGGCATATGCCATACCCTCTCGTCTTAATTGTTCATCCTTGGTTATCTTTCCCATTTTTCCTCCTTCGTGTTGCTATATTAAGTTTGGCTATATTAGCACCTACTGCGGTTAATTCAGCATCTTCGAATCGTAATTTCCTTCTGATCATCTCTAAGTGTTCATCGTTATCAATCAGGAACAAATTCTCAATGCTACAATTTTCTTTATTACCATCAAGGAAGCTCACTTTTTTTCCTTCTGGAATCGGTCCGTAATGCTTAACCCATTCCATGCGATGGACAAACTCAAATCTTTCCCTCTGTGTTCCGGTATCTGACACTTTCTCAATTAAATATCCATCTGAAGTGCGTGTGCGGTCTCCAACATTCATTTTGTTGTGAGGGATATTGCCTTTTTTGAACATGGAAACTTTGCATTTCTCATATATTTCAGGTGGCATCGGCTTTCCTTTATTGGCCGGAATATTCCCTTTATGGAATCTACAATCAACTCCGCTTGTTATCTTGTGTCGTTTTTTGAAAGCTCTTACTGAATTTATTGAGAATTTAATGCTGAATTTTTCTTCTACCATCTGAGATATTTCACTTGTTAATCTTCCTGGTGCTATTTCTCTTACATATTCTTCAAGTTCTTTTGGGTATTTCATTCTTTTATACCTAACAGCTCAGGCATTTTAATTTTCTCCTGGTAGCCGTTTTCTTCAAAATGTTTCATTGCTTTGAGCTGAAGCGCTCCTGTTCTTATAATCTGCTCACTGATTTTTGATACAGCCTCACTTCTTTTAATCTCTTCCTGAAGTTCTTCTCCGGTCAGATCATCATCATTAATCTTTTCCAGCTGAGCGAATAAGTGATTATTTAGATCGTTTAATGTGTTTTTCATTTTTTATTTCCTCCGTATTGTTTGCTAAATGTGTGATGTGTTTATCCAAAGGGCAACTGCAACATATATCAAATGCCTCTTCTTCTGTCTTCCCGGATATTAGTCCGCACACCTTATCACATAGTATTTCTGCCATTTCTTCAACAAATTCCATTGTTATAGCCATGATTTGCCAAATTCCTCTCTGAATAAGTCTCTGCTGCCGATATTCTCTTCAAAATAGCTCTGTGCCATTTCTTTCATTTCAAGGTCAAATTCCTTGTCAAAGTGTATGCCTTCATTGGACATATTGTGGTGTCCAGCGCAAAGGAATATCTTAAATCCGTATTTTTCTGACATTCTTCTATTGGATGTTCCCTCAAAAATGTGATGCTCATGGATATTAGCAATTGCTCCACATTTTAGACATTCTTTTCTTTTCTGGAATACTGATTTCATACTTTTTTCCTCTCAATCTCGGATTTAATCCACTTTGAAAATTCATGTTCTCCCTTTACGAATGAAACCTCATTCGTATTTAGTAAACATAGGCATTCTTGCCATTCTTCCTTATTGGCCACAGGAGTTCCTTTTTGTGTTTCCCAGTTGTTCTGCTGCCACGTCTGGCACCATTCAACTCCTTTAATCAAGTAATCGTGTTCTGTGTATATTGTTAAATTGCAGCTGCGCTTTAATTTCTTTAGAGCTTCAATTAAGGTTCTGACTTCTGCCCGGTTAATAGTGCATTTTGCTAAATGTCCGAAAAATTCCTTTGTTTTCTTTTCTCCTTTAGCATTAAGGCCTTCCAGCACTATTCCGTACATTCCGTCTTTTGCTCTTACAGTATTGATATTGTGGCTTATGTAGATGCTAACCTGTTCCATCTCGTTCCCTCGGTTTTATTCTTACTTCCGTATAGTAGTAATATGACATTCCGGTATATGGATTAATTCCGGTCACTATTGAATTCTTATCAATATAGAATCCCGGTGTCGGTGTTGGCCCATTCTCAACAAGCTTCTTAACTGTTCGTTGAGTATATTCTTTGACTTCTGGCTCCGGTGTTATAAGGTTCCTAGAACATGAATATCTTATTAAGTCTTTTTGTTCCGGTTCTTCAAAGAAACTTAACTGCTTTGAAACTGCCTCATCCGGCATTTTTACTAAATACGCAGCCAATTCTTTATACCCGCCCGCTTCATGTATTGCCTCGTATGATACCGTGCCTCCATATCTGCCCCACTTCTCTTTAACAATCAGGTCTGTATGCCCTCTTATTCGATTAATGAGTATGTGGCAATGCAGACCGCCTCTTTTTCCGATTTCAAGGCGGTATATGTACTTGAATTCTTCTCCTTCTTTCTCATAAGCTCTTTTCATTGCTTTAAGAAAATTAAAGACATCCTTTACCAGCTCATCCATGCTTTTACGTTTTTCTTTATTCGGTTTTAAGGTGATCCAGAGGTCATTAGGTAAAAAGTTGGCTTTTATTTTTCTTCTAACCTTATTTTCTTTATTCCTCTGATTCTGTTTTTGTATCTGTTCCTGGGTAGCTTTTGTCTTTGGTCCTCGACTCTCTCCTTTAGCTCCCCACTTTCCTTTGTATTTGAACTCATGTTCAATAGAGTTTTCAAATTCGTATCTGTAGTGTGTGTGCATCTTGTGAGTGTCCTTAACTTTAATATATTAAGAATGTTATCAAAACAGCTCTTAACAGCTGTATTTATTGACTTTTTTAACATTCTGTGGTACTATTTAAATGTGCATTTGGTGTCTTTAATTTTTGAAGACATTTCGGTGGTAATCTTTATGATTGCCACCTTATTTTTTTGCGCTTTTTTTGCAACTCTTTCAGCTCATTTCTGAATTTAATTTGTCTGTCTGAATCGTAGTAATAATTCATATCTTTATCTTGATATATAAAGAATGTAATATTACTTTTTCTGACTTGGCCTATTTCAATTGAGCCTGGCGGTGGTCCATCCGGTGTAGACATTGCCACCTTCAATATTTCTTCATTTCCCATATATTCCCTCAATTACTCTATCTGCATATCCATTGTTGCAATCTGGATTACCTGTGTTATACGCATTGAGCGCTCTTCTTAGGTCTCCGTCATATTCATTAAGTAGATACTTGAGTATCAATACACCGCATTCAACATTATCTTGCGGTGTGTATATATCTAATTCTGCCTCTGCTGCCAGCTCCGACCACCATCGTGGCTGTATCTGCATATAGCCTATGGATTCTCCGGAATCTCCTACATTCCATATAAACTCTGATTCCGTCTTCATTATTGATAGTACAAGGCCCATATAGACTTCTTCTCTGTCACATATAGCTTTAATTTGCTTTTGGAATGTAATATCCAGTGGAACATTGTACGGAATGAATTCCGGTTCTGTATGTGTTTCTGTGTGAGCTTCTACCATATCTAGCTCTACTATCTGAACTTCAATACTTGCTGTAGGTTCATTATTGTGAGCTATCATTGATTCAACCTCATATTCTGTAGGTGTTCTTCTTACTTCATCCGACTGCGCCAGCTGAACCTTAGCTATTATTAGCGGTATTGACACCAGTATTCCCGCTATTATACTTATTATCTTTCCCATTTTGTCCTCCTTCATCTACTGGAACCGCCCCAAAGGCTGCTGCCATCTTCATTGTCATTATGTGGCGCTGTTCCCATGTGAACTCTTTTACCTCTTTGCCCTCGTAAAAGAACCTTATATTCATTTGGTTTCCTCCTTTTCCTTAGAGGCCATTGCCTCAGCTGTTCCTACTAACACTCCCTTATCAAAGTCTGTCATTTTTGGGAGTGCTTCTTCCAGGCGCTCGATGATCATTTTCTCTTTTTCGCTCATGTTATTCCTCCTTCCCTTTTTGCAGTGGTATGTTACCAAGCATTTCCATATTTTTTACCTTAATTTTCTTCCTTGTAAGGTTACTATACATTACCCAGTAATACTTGTCAATACTTTTTTCTTACTCGGTTAGATTTTTCTTGATTATGTTTTTTAAATATGTTATTGTTTAGTTGAAAAGGAGGTGTTTTTATGAAAGATAGAGTTAAAATTTTAAGAAAATTTTTATCAAAGACTCAAGATAGTTTTGCATCTGAAATAGGCTTGACCGGTAATTTTGTTTATATGGTAGAAAAAGGAATGAAACTTTTTTCTGATCGTACCATTAAAGACATTTGCAGAATCTACAATGTTAATGAGAATTGGTTAAGAACTGGCGAAGGAGAAATGTTTGTTCCGCTTACTCATAACCAGGAGATTGCAGCTTTCTGTAATAAGGTTATGTCAGAACCGGATGGAGAATTTAAGAAAAGATTAATAAGGGCATTATCTAATTTGGATGATGCTGGATGGGAAGCAATCGAAAAATTACTTGATGAGATAACAAAAGGCTAGGTTTCATTCCCTAGCCTTTTGTGTTACTCTGTAATGTTTTTGATGAAATTGTAGATGAGCTTTAATATGTATAAGCTGTTGAGCTTATCAAGCATTGTCTTAATTTCTTCTTTGTAGAAATCGGTTTCCCTCATTATTCTCGCCTCCTTTACTATAATATGCTTATTCAAGAGGAATTATGCGAGATTTTTTTCGGAGGTATTATTATGAAAAGAGCTTGTGGATATATTCGTGTATCTACTGATCGTCAGGAAGAGTATTCTCCTGATGCACAACTTAGACTAATTTTAGACTATTGTGCCAAAAATGAATATGTTATATCTAAAGAAGATATTTTTGAAGATATCGGTATTTCAGGTAAATTGGCCGACAAGAGAGACGGCTTTATCAAAATGATTGGTATGTGCAAAACTAAAGAACATCCTTATGATGTTATTGTTGTCTGGAAATTCTCACGATTTGCGAGAAACCAAGAGGAATCCATTGTATACAAGTCCATGCTTCGTAAGATTGGCATTGAAGTAGTATCAATATCAGAACCTATTGCAGATGGCTTAGGCGGTAAATTGACAGAGGCCATATTAGAGATAATGGATGAATACTACTCAATTAATCTCTCACAAGAAGTAATGCGTGGAATGACACAAAAAGCAATGTCCGGAAGATATCTTGGTAATGTTCCTTATGGATATACCAAAACGGATTCTCTTCCGGTTCCTAATGAGGAAGAGGCTAAAATTGTAAGATATATTTTTACAACTTTTGCAAATACTCGTTCTTATGCAAGCATTGTTAAGACTCTTAACCATCAAGGCATAAGAACACGCAATGGTAACGATTGGACCAGAAAGACAGTTAATTATATTCTATGCAATCCATTCTATGCCGGATTCAATAGGTGGAATTATTCCACACATAAGCATGGAAGAGTGCTTAATGATGAATCTCAATGGATTATTGTTCCTGGTAATCACGAACCTATTGTAGATCAAAAATTGTACGATGATGTTAAATCAATAATTGAAAGCAAGCAGAAGCCTACAGCTCCTAGAGGTAGACTTCCTAGAGTTCATTTTTTGTCGGGTGTTCTTAAATGTGCAAGGTGTGGCCGGTCTATGTCGTGCCACAAAGCCGTTGAAAAAAGAAATCAGTCAGCTTATTTCATATGTAGGTCGGCTGTAATTAATCATTCTTGTGATTATTCTCAATATACCATTGTACCTAAAATGGAAGAGGCCTTCTTCAAGGCTTTACATGATTTGACCACTGATGAAAGATTTAAAAAAGCTTATATCGAAACACCAGCTGATAACGAAGCTGAAATTATTATTAAGAACCTGGAAGCAATCAAGATTAAGGAAGATAGAATTAAGAAAGCCTACAGAGACGGCATTGACACTTTAGAGGAATATAAAGAAAACAAAGCTTTATTACAAAAAGAAAAAGCCCGTCTTGAAGATGCGCTGGCAAATACTGCATCTATCAAGAAGGAGCCTCTTCTGAATCAGATTCTACAATTGGAAAAATTCTTAAAATCTGATGAATATGATGTTGAAGCCAAGCATGCTGCAATAACCCAAATTGTGGATAAAATAGTATATGACAAGGAATTACAACAGCTTGATATCTTCTTATTGCCTAGTCTCTACTAAGTAGAGATTAGACAATAAATTCTTGACCACTCTTAACGACACCCAGTCTGCCAAGTTCCTCAAAGTGTAGTCAACTGGGCTAGTTGGATTCGAACCAACGCATACAGCAGTCAAAGTGCTGTGCCTTACCGCTTGGCAATAGCCCATAAATTAAGGAGCCGAGCATAGGGGGATATGCTCGGTTGTCAAAAGAAAAATAAGTTGTCAGAGCATTAATTGCTCATTGGTGTACTCTATTATTATACGCCATATTTTTAATTGCCACAAACTTAATACAAAAAAAGGAGCACATGTTGTGTTCCTTTTTCTGTAACAAAAAAACTTTCGGAGGTACTAAGAAATGATTCCATCTACCATATTCATTATACCTCTTTTTCACTTTTGCCACAAACTTACTGCAAAATTTTCATTGCTTTTTCTAAAATGTGTCTGTCAGGGCTGCTCATTCCCTGGTCGTTGATTGCTTTTCTCATTTCTTCAACAATCATTTGCTTTCCATCATCTCTTGAATAATGGCCTCTTACCCAATGCATACCGTAGCTGTCACTGTCATATGAATTGTCGTAGCTGTCCCTTTTTGAGTAGCCATCTCTTGAATATCCATCTCTTGAATATCCGTCTCTTGAATAGTTTCCTCTTGCATAAGAATTGCTGTATTCTCCATCATAGCCCATCTTAATTTTATATACATTCTTCAATGAATGTGTGAGCTTATCTACAATGTCAAGTGATCCAGCTGTTAATTCTCCTTTATCAATGACTTCTTCAAGTTCATTGCAAAGCATTTTTTCTAATTCGTCATACTTTCTTGAATCCATAACTAAACCTCCTAATCGATATAACTTACTGTAAGTGTTCCGCTTGTAGTTACACCGGCAGTGTCTACTCTTAATTCAATATTGGCCACATTTGGATATTGATCAATGACTGTTCTTACAACGTCTTTAATAGGCACTGTTTGAATTGCCACATCGGTTGTGAGTTCTGTTTCTGCAAAGGCTCCGGTTTCTACACCATCAGCCCATACACTTACTATAATTTCTCCGGTTACTCCGGTTAGTGTGATGGTTCCATCTATATCCCATAATGCTGGGCGCTTCAATGAGATCACACCATTATTGTTACTTATTTTGTTGTTTGAATTAATCACTGTTGCAAATGGAATTGCTGTTCCAACAACAGAGGTCCAATTTGTTACTCTACCTATAAACATAATCATTCCTCCACAAAGAGGGTACGCAAAAGCATACCCTCACATAAGCCTTGCGCCTCTACTATGCTATTGTTGTTCCAAAACCATATCCATAAGGAGCTGGTACCGGAAAACTTGGAACTGGTGTTGGTCTTAATGCATTGATTAACACATTATTCTGGCAAGCCTGTGAACTTGCAAGTTTTAGAGCGAAGTTTTCATCTCTAAGCGCCTGTGTCTTGTCGTTTGCAAGATAATCAATAATTCTGTCTCCAACCTTATCAATTGCCTGTAAAGTATTGCAATTATACTGTGCCATATCAAAGCGGTTCTGCATTGCAATCTTTTCATTTTCACAGCAACAATCCTTGATTGCATACTGGATGTTTGCAGTATTCATGGCATTGTTAGTGTTGATTCTTTCAATGCCACTCTGAGTCTTGCAGCAACAATCAGCTAACTGTGCCTGAGTTGCATTGAATCCTTGCATTACATTCATGCCAAGGTTATTGAAGTTAGAAAGGCTTTCATATCCTAAATCGCAAATACCGTTGCGAATTGTATCTAAGCCTTTTTCTACACCTCCAAAGCCATCTGATAGCTGTCTCTGAATAGTTGCAAAGTCTGATGCAAGCACATAATTGTCAGCTGCACCACTTCCTTCTCCATATCCTCTGTTACCTCCCCATCCTAAAAAGGCGAATAGGAATAATATAATGATGAACCAAGAGCCGTTACCGTCTCCGAAAAGTCCATCTCCACCATTTCTGCCCTGAATAAGAGCAACGTCTGAAGCTGATAATCCTTCTGTCATAATAATTTCTCCTTATTTTTTTATTACAAAATCTGCGCAGATTTTTGTGCTATTTAAACATTCCCTGGAATGTCTGAGCCATTTCTGACAATTCCTTAAAATCATCTTGTGACATTATTCCTTGCGATATCATATTTTTTACGGTCTGTTCCGGATCTCCCTGAAAGTTATCCTTGAATTTTTTAAATTCTCTAAGCATCTGCATAGGATTTGCATTACCAAATCCTCTTTTTCTTCCGAATGAGTTAAATGCTAAGCTTCCCATTACTTATCCTCCTCTGCTGCCATTGCTGATTTATTTAAAAATTCAATCTTATTAACTAGTGCGTTGAATTCTTCTCTTGTCACATAATCTGCTTTATGTTCTATTGCAACTTGCGGAGCTGCTTCTGCATATTCATATGATTTCATACTGGGCATTCCGGCCATATCTGTTGTTTTGATGTAAAACTTGTTAGCCTCTGAATCCATTAATATTACTGTAGAATTAGCTGGTATTCCGTATGCCTTTGCTCCACTTTCTCCTTGCACCCATATGAGCTGATTTACCGGGCTTTGCAATTGCATTGGATTTTGCATCTGTTGATTAAAATTAAACGGTCTGTCATAAGGCCTCTGGTAATAATCGTATGCCATGATTAATCCTCCTGTTTCCAATAATATATAGGTGTCATATCTCCCGAATCAAAGCTATCATAATAATTACCGTCTTGCACTGCTACAACATGGCCACTTATAGCCAGAACGTATCTGCCTCTGTCATATTCTTTAGCAAAATCCTTTACGTTGTAACAATCAGGACATTCATTTGGGAGAATATGCCTTTTGAAGCCTTTGTCCTTGAGATATGCACCCCATACATGATTAGCTGAGGGGATGTCACTTTTAATCAAACCATATAAGCATAATTGAATATAGGTCTCTTCCCACGACTGGTCCAACGTTTTGGCCAGCGCTCTTATTACACAATCTCCAACCCTCGCATTTTTGGGGTTGCAGTTATAATTCACATACATTGTCATCCCTCGCTTTCAATTAAATTTTCGCATAAAAAAAGACAACCAACCTTTCGATTAGTTGTCCAAAAACTGTACATTTCTTTTCGGTAATATTGGATCATATTCCGATACAATGTCGTACTTCTTTTTAATTTTTGATATTATCTTGTCTACCTTCGATATAGACATATTCATCTTTAGTGAAATTTCAACTCTTGACATTCCTTTTGCTCTTGCTTTCAGAATGTATTCTTCTTCTGTGGTTAGCATTGCTTCTGAAATAAACTCTTCTACAATGGTCTTAGTCCACATAAATTTCATATTTCACCTATTGATATAATTTGCTTATATGATTATCTTGTCCTTTTTCGTGTTCCTGGATAACAGATACATCTCTTTCCAGGTTGAACACTCTCTCTTGCAGATGATTATATTTATCCTGTTTTTGTTCCAATCTGTTTATATCCAGCTTAATCTCTTTGAATAATAATGCGTGTTCCTGGGTTATCATCTCAATTTGATGCTTAACCTCTATCATCTGTAATGCTTGCTGCTTTTTCTGTGTTATGGATATTCCCCATACACTTCCACCAGCTGTTATGAGTGCCACTGCAATCGGCACTACTATATTAATCCAAGGATTCAATCTAATTGGTTTCCTTTGTAATCGTATACATGGTGTGTAGTCTTGTTTGCATTCCACGCATTAAATGCATATTCCCATGTACAGAATGAGCCTTTGCTCGATGCTCCATCATCAAAGCTCTTGCGAACTCTATACTCTCTTCCTACTGGCACGTTAGGATATGATGTTCTTGTAAGTGTCTTTTTAGCTGGTGTATGTTGTTCCGGTAGGTCAATATCTACATATGCCTGACTGTTAATCCACTTAAATAATGTTCTATCGTGCAGCTTTGTTTTGTCGATTTTACTGTAGGATCTTACCTCAAAATGAACGTGCGCACCGAATGCGGATCCGGTTGCTCCCATAAATCCAAGTGTTTGGCCAGCTTGTACAGCTTGGCCAACCTTAACTTGTACCTTTTCTAAGTGAGCATAAAGAGTTACTATATTGTTTTTGTGCTGGACCATAACATAATTGCCATAGCCTAGCCCTTCTCGGTCTATAATTCCATTTGTTCCATCCAGATAATCTACTGTCTTAATGACTGTTCCATCTGTATGGCAGCATATCCAATCCAGGCTGTTTTTTTCTTTGACAATATCTACACCCTGAGTTTTCTTAGGATCTAATTTGACTTTGGCCACATGTTCAGCATAGGTTTGTGTTACCTGTGTTTTGCCACTTTTAAGAATTCTACTCATTGCCATTCTCCTTATTGTACTTGTTTGTGGAAATACCAATTATTGCACCAATGAATGCCGATGCTCCTGATACACTTCCTGTGATTGCTTCAATAGGTAATCCCCAATTCCATAATGAATTAAGCAATGTCAGGAATCCATTAAATGCCGGAATCACTATTAAGCATAACCATTTTAATACTTTGTACATTTTGTCGCTAAGTTTCATGTGATCACTCTCCTTTAATCTATAACACCTTTGTTTTTAAGCTCTGTAATGAGTTTTTCAAGTATGTTGCGAATATTGTATGTGGAAGCATTAGACACACATATCTTCCCTGGAATATTAATTGCGCTTACATATGCTACATCATATTCATTATCGATAATATATTTTGCTTGTCTTCCTATCGTGTATGTGCCTAACTCTGTTCCAGCTGAATTATATACAACAAGTGATGAGCCAAAACCAAATGATGTTCCATCTTCTGTCTCAACTCTAATCTTCTCCCCGGCGCTTGCCCTCAATGGTACAATTTCGTTTTCTGCTTTAATCTCTGCTGCCTCTTGCACAAGAATCATATCCGCATTTAATTTTGCAATGTCTTTAAGAATGTCCGGAATAACAACATTTTTGTTTTTGCTTTCGATAGCATCTGCACCTACTTCTGTACCAGAATACTTCATAGTCAGTTCTGCTAATCCGTCAGCAGATATGAATGTTTTATCCTTATATGCAACAAGTTCATAAAATGGCTGTTGGTCGCTTATCGGAATAATAAGCGGTTGTGCAAGTTCATAGACTAGCTGAACACCTTGCATTGCTGACTTGAAGGTTGTGGCATCTGTATAAGCAGTGTCTTTTACCCATAATTTGGTGTTGTCTGAAACCGACATACCAATAGTTGTAACATAAGTCAAATCGTATAGCGAATATGCACTGTATCGGTTTGATAATATGTTAGGAACATTTCTTACTTCTGTATTAGGTATTATATTTTCGATTGTTGCTTTGAAATTTCCACTTGAGCCACTCCAATTCAAACTACCTAAATCAACCACACCAAATCTATGCACTTCGCAGAATCTGTTCAAGTAAAGGCTTTCATCAGGTGTCTGTAACGTATATCCGCTTGTGTCTGTGATGTATTCTATGGTATCTCCTAATCCATTCACACCACGCAATTCGTCTGTAAGTGGATATGTGACAGATTTATGCTGATATGGTACATCATTAATGAATACTGTAAAATCATTATTGGTAAGTACATTGTTTGCGTATCGTTTAAGTGTAATTCTTACTTTGTCAAAATCATAATTTGAACAATCGTAATAATTTTTTACGTTTGACAACATTGTGTCGGATTCACAACTATATACAGTATTATTATTCTTTATTAATAATAATTGACAAGAAATATTGTTTGTATAAGTTCCTTCAAAATGAACATAAAGGTCTTTTTGATTAAATGGTATGTCTTGATAACACATATTAACATATGCTGTTGGTGTGCCACTTGTTATAACCCTATTTCCTTTTACTTCAACAGTAAGTCCATTTTCAGTTTTGCTTGTATTCAAATCAAACAAATTCTTATTATGTTCTTCAACCACAATAGGGCTTGATACACTCTTGATTTCGCCATTGATTACCTTGCTATCTCCCTTGACATTTACAAATTCTATGCCACCTTCTGCTGTGTCTAGGGCTAATTCTGTTCCGCTTGCTTCTTCATAATTAACTGACTTATCTATTGTTGCACTAACACTCTGGCTTATCGCACTTGCACTCTGACTTATTGCACTATTCATCTGTGTAGTGGTGCTGTAATTGTTGGCCAGATTGCTAGTAGTGTTTTCAGCAATGCTTTTTGCTGATTTTGCCACTTCATCTACTGCGCTTATCTCATTTTCAATGTCGCTAAGGTCTACCTTTTGTGTTTCTAGTTCGGAAATCAAATAATATTTTCCTGATACGGCATAATCAAAAGCTTTAACGATCCAATAATCTGGTACTTCTTTTGCTTTAATGTATATGTTATCTCCCATTGACAATATATTCTTATTATCCGGGTTGGATATCCATGCTTCCATATCTTCAACGGTATCGAATACAAGTCCTGTGGATTTTCCTTTGGCAATTGCTTCTACTCTTTCCAATTCTCCAATTGATGCAGCGCTTATATCTTCCAGAGATACGTCTCCGGTCAATACTATTCCATTAATTTTAGGTAGGTCTTTTAATTGGTTGTAATTGTCAATAACTTCTCTTGCGTTGGTTACAACGAAATCAAAAGTATCTCCATTGGTCATTGTAATTCTATAAGTATCTTCAATGCCTTCGGTTTTAACTTTTGTTATTGATACTATTCCGTTGCCGGTATCTCCTTTGGGAATTCCAAAAAAGAAATGTAATCCTTCCTGGTCTAATTCTGCTTCAGCTTTTACTTCTCCTTCAGCTGCGGTTGCATCCACATTTGTTAGTGTTTCCGCTTTTATCAATGCGCTTGTAAGCCTTGTGAATTCGCTTGTTGCTTCTATTTCTTCATCCGCATAAAGTTTTGGCTCAACAGTAATTTTAATTCTTGCTGTTGTTTTGACTTCTTCTTTGTCGATAATCTCAAATTCCGCATAATAACTTGTGGCCTTCTTCAACATTTCGGAAGATAATGCATATACTATTTTCCCTTGAATTACCGGGCATTCATTATAGAATAATATCTCGTCTGTGATTTTGCCTCTAAGTGTTACTTTTGCTTCTTCTGATAATAGGATTGGTGTTGTTCCTTCGCATAATCCCACTTCAAGCCACACAGAATCTTTATCATTTTGTTTTGCAATAATGGTTTGTTGCACACCATTTTTGCGTAAATCTAAATTAAATTTATACGATAACATGGCGCTCTCCTTTCGTATTTTCATCATAAAAAAATAGGAGGCATATTATCTATGCCCCCTAATAGGTTAAGTCCAATTTGCAATTGTCTTGTCAAGGTCCGCTAAAGTCTTCCATTTTCCGGTTTCGTAAAGTTTTCTTCTTATGTCTGGCCTCTTAGTTGAGCTGGCTGTTAAGTACAGCTTTTTCAGGTATGCCACTTCCCATTCTTGGACTGTTTTATCTACATCCTCATAAAGTCCGGTTCCTTCTAGCATTTCTTTCAGCTCATCCATTCTGTCGGTGTCGCTGTACTCATATGCTTCAATGTAATCCTCTTTTATGTATTGTGTCGAAGTACTTCTCACTTGAGCTTCAGCTTCTTGCCTTGCTTTCTCTTCTGAGTAAGCCGGATATTTTTCTTTAACATCATCCATCTTCTGCTGTATGGCCTGTTCAAGCTTGTCCTTGTCTCCTTTTTCAATTGCAGAATAAATATTGTCTTTTCTCTTTTTATTCTCTGCCTTCTGTTGCTGTGATAATGTGGTATACACTTTATTTCCGCTGAACATTGAATAGAAGTTCACAATATCTCTCATTGCGTTAGATATACCAATTCCGGTTACTTGTGATATACACTGAGCTAACTGATAAGCAAATCCATAATTGGTCTTTTTACGTTCTCCGGTTTCAATGTACTTCATTATCGTGTTTGCAGTGTTCCATAATGTGTTGATCATCTGCATATCCATTCTCTGAATGTCATAGCCCTTAATAATTGACATTATATCTTTAGCCCATGGAATCATATTCAATGGATTAGCATTGTCTTTGAAATTCTCCCAGGTTAATTCTCCATATGTTTTATCTTCTTTGTCTCTGGTCTTGTCAATTGCACTTTGTGCTATTGCAGTGAACAATGCCGTAAACACAAATGTAAGTGCAGCTCTACCAACTTCAAGGCTGTTTTGCTTATTAGGATTTTCATACATGTTAATTATTGTATTTCTCAACATGTTAAAGCTCTTAGTAGGTTCTGCCATGAATGCTGTTGCAGCCTTTACAAGTCCATCCTTGCTTCGCATTATCTGGCTTCTGTGAATTACTGTATCAACAACCTGTGTTCGGTCAATTACCTCATCAAATCTCTTACCACATAATTCCAGGAATTCTTCTGAATGAATATCCATATCAGGATGAAGGTCCTTCTGTTCTGCTTTAACTGAGTTCCATATAAATGCCCAGGTTATATCATCGGCCTTTTGTGCAAGTACCATTGAAACATCACTTATCTTCTCCATAGTGGTCTTTCTTCCGGTTATTACGTTTTCCATTGATTTACCTATCATTGTTTCGTAATAGCCCCATGATTTCCATATCGCAATTGCGGAATTCTCTTTACATTCCTTGAATGAGTCCTTCAATGTCTTGGTTCCGATTAATCCAGCTCCCAGATACTTAGGATTTAACACTGCTGCCGCCCTCATAATTGCTGTAGGCTGCTGAATTACTACTCTAAGGTTTGCTGCCACTGAAGCTGCTTTTACTTTTCCCATTAATGATGTTGCGATTTCTGAACCATCTTTTCTTGATACTTCTCCATTGATATCCTTAATAAGGTTTACAAAATATGCTTTTGCATCATTACCAAATGCTTTTTCAATAGACTGCTTTGTTGAAATAGCTTCAAGTCTGTCATTGACTTCCATTACTTCTCTGTAATTGTACCATTTCATTGCATCTGTTAATGGAATGGCAAAAGAGTGATAATTAGCCATCTGGGTTACATGATTTACAAAGGCTGTAATAATATCATCTACGATTATTGCATTATTGGCTTTTGGTTTAACCTGTTTGGTCATACCTTGATTTCTGATGGCATATAATGAGCCGTTATTGTTAGCTGTAGAATCATTGGTCCTTAATGAGTTCTCATCGGTCTTAATAGGGAAATAGTTCTTTTCCCTGAATTTCTCATATCCGTACATTTTCATTGATACTTCATTACCCCATGAAGCTACTTCAGAAGACATATATTTCTGAATTTCATCAGCTATTGCTTTTTGTTCATCTGTAAGCTTAGATATGATTTCTCCTACTTCTAAGTCTCCAACGTGGAATGCCTTTAACTGCTTGATTGTATTTTTGCCCTTATGCTTTCCGGTGTTAATATCTGTCAGTTTTATTCCGCCAGCATATATATGGCCTCTTGCCTGTTCACGTTTGTTCAAACAATAAAGTGATAATGCTTGTCCTATTGTTATTTCTCTCTTCACACCGTCTTTGTCAGTGAATTCAATAGTATCTTCATTCCATTTGTTAATTCCTAATTCTTTTCTCTTGTCTTTTACAAGTTCTTCAAAGAAGTCCTGAGTTTTCTTAATGTCGAATACTCTTTTGTTGAAGCCCTCTCTTATTTCATCATATACTGAACCAGAAGCTTCTCCCATCTGATGAAAGTATGAGTATGGATCAAGCATATTTATGTTAATGAGCTTGTCTACTACTGAACCAAGTTTGTTATGCTGCTTCTTAACCTTCTTTTCTTCAAGTTCCTCATAAGTTCTCTGAGCCAAATTAGTAATGTTCTCAAAAGCTTTGTTCTCCCACAACTTATTGACATTGTTGATTGCAGCTGAAAGCCCGGAAATAATCTCATCAAGTCTCTTTAATTCATTAACTGAAAGATTGTAAATGTTATCAGCTGAGTTCTTAATGAATTCTTCCATCTTCCATGTAAGGTCAGGATCTAAGTCTGCTAACATTTGAGCTTCTTCATCACTCAAATCCATATTTCCATTTTTTGCCTGATTCTCAATTACATTGAGTCTATCTGCTATGTGCTGCATATTCTGGCGCCACTTTTCAGTGTCAAAGCTGTCTTGAATTGCGTGTGGAGATATAAAATCAATGTTTCCGATAAAATCAATTACTAATTTTTCCAGACTTCTATTGATGTGATTATTATTACTAGGCTCATTAGCCCACTTAATAATTTTATTGGCTTTCGTTTTGATTCTTGCCTTCAAAACATTTGCAGCTTCAATGTTTCTTGATTGTTCAAATTTAGCTCTTGCTTTAACCAGCGCATTTTCAATTTTAATGTCATTACGTTCTTTGAGTTCTTGTACCATATCCTGGTACTTTGACTTGTATTTTGCTCTGATATTTCTTACTTCATTTGCATATTTTGCTCTAATTTCTGAAATCTTTTTATTGTTGGCCTTTTGTGAATCAATCATATTGAAATACTTCTGGAAGATATCAAGAGTAAGCATATGTGTTGCTTCTGCTTTATCAAAATTATCCTCATTAACATAATTCTGTGACAACTGAGTTACTACTTCTCCAAGTGCTTCTGCCTGGTCCTGTGAATTCATATCAACATCAAACCATCCAGGATATATTTCCGCTAACTGCTGCCATGCTTCATCAAGCATAATTCCATCATTAACCAATGTGATCTTATTGAAAAACTGCTTGCGGTAATCGTTGTAGCTTCCGTATCTGTTAGCAATTTCTTTTTTCTGGCTGTCAGATAATTGTATTCTAATATCCTTAATGGTTTTAAGCATTGCTTTGGATTCTTCAGATAATTCCTTGTTATATGCAGATTTTTCAACGATGCTTTCTGCCATTACTTTTGCAAGGTCTACAATGTCATTTACATTCTCTGTAAGTTCAAAGGTTCCCTGAAGCATTAATTTAATTTGCTCTTCTGAAATTGATGTTGCATATTCCTTTTTCATTACCTTAGCAAGTGCTTTATATTGTTCATCTGTAAATTTAAGTTTTCTGGTCTGCTCAAATATCTGTCCAATATATTGTACGGCTTGTTTATAATTGAATGTGTCAGCAAATAAATCATCAAACCAGTTCGCATCCTCTGTAAGAGATAATCTCATTCTCATTTCATTAGGGTTATTGATTCCGTCTAATGGTTCTTTGATTGAGTAGCTTTCTTTCATTATCTCTTCCGGCACCCACTTATTTCCATCCCATGTCTCAAGTGCATATCCATCAAACACATTATTATTTACGAATCTTTGTTTTAATCTTTTTTCGCCAACCTTAAAAAATTTATCAAGTCCATTTTCAACTGCTGCTTTGTTTGGCTTTCTGCCTTTGTAGTAAAGATGCCAACTATAAGACATATCATATCCTTTTTCTTCCATGTCCTTAAACGTCTCATATGCTTCTGGTGAAGATAATCTTCTAACTTCTTCAAGTCTTTCTCTTTTTTTAATATTTTCTGGCCTTGTTTCAAATTTAGCCAAGTCAATATCAGCATCATCTATCTTATCTAAATCTTTTATGCTGTAAAAATCTGTCTCGTTATAAAATTTAGAGGTATGATGCCAAGAGGTCTTCTCTAACAAAAGATATTTCAATGCTTTTGTGCTTAATCCCTTAA